CGTGGTATCGTCAAAATTCACTTCTTCATCCTCAACATTCTCGCCAATAAACTCGCTAAAGTTTTCAGCGATCTTCAATTCATATATATCTTGGTTCTGTATTCGATCTATAAAACGATCGAATACGAATTGGTCTTTCTTATTTACAACTACGACTTTTACAAACTTGTTTTCTAAGTTTGGAAGTTCTGTATTATTATAATCTATTTCTTCGTCATTGTAAACGATTTTATGAAATAAAGTGTGAGGATTTTTTACTTTTTCAATTTGACGAGTTTCTGTATCGACTACATGAAAAGCTTTAGGATCGTGAGCGTCAGACCAGAAGAACTCCATTTGACTGCCTAAATACCAAATATTATCTCGTCTTGAGGATACATGATAGTGGCCACTGAGTACCAGTTCAAACTTATTGAAGAGTTTACTGTCCATACCATGAGTGTTCTTTACACCTCTCATCATTTCAAATCCATTTAATTCAAGATGGCCGCCAAGCCAGTCAGCTTTACATTCGCGTACAAAGCTCATAGAAGACTCGTAGTTCTCTTGATTAATCCATGGCAACATGGCCATTTTAAGAGATCCATATTCCATTACAGTCGGTTCCATAATGATATGAACCTCATTCATGTAATAACCAAGAAGTTCTTTAAGAGAATTCAAATCATTTGTATTTTTATAGTAAGTGTCATGATTTCCAGGAATAATATCCATCTTCATTTCAAATTTACGCATTTGATCTAAGAAATGCTTTCTATTATGATTCAACGCCTTGAAGTTTACAAACTTACGATGGTCATAATAATCGCCAAGATGTACGATCTGCTCGATCTCATGTTCTTGACAGTACGGAAAGAAGACCTTTGAATAAAAGTCTTCTGCATTCTTCAAGAAAATCTCAGAAGAATTACGGATACCGCAATGGGTATCGTTCAATATAGCTAATTTCAACTCATAAACTCCGTCAAGTCAGAGTCTGCAATTCGAGTACGTCTTTTTCTCTTCTCTTCTTTTACAAACTCTTTTACTTCGGCGTCTACATGTCTGACTTTTTCAATACGGTCTCGTAGAGTATCAACGAATGCACCTACAACCTGTTGAGACATTTCATCGCCTAATTCATTATCAATAAAGTTTTCAATTCCTGACTTTGTCAAGTATTTTAATTTGATATCTTGTTGTTTCTTTTCTTTTGCGATACGTCGCAGAAAAGCGTACCACGTAATCTGTGTAAAGTATGCAAAAGCATTAGGTTTACCAGTACGAGTGGCCGCTGATATATCATAGTTCTCAATAGCTTTCAAGCAGTTTTCAACAGCATCCATGACCATTTCTTCGCGATATGTATAGCGAATAAAATTAGATTTATGAGATAAACCTTCAGCTATCCGTAGAAAACAGCTGGCAATATAATCTGGTACAACTGGAAGTTGTTGCTCTTCTTTTTTGGCTTCTTGTAGAACTGTTACATAATCCACTACCGCCTGAGAAAACTCAGCATTATTGACATAATGGATTGCTGCTCTTTTTGTTCGTGCCATAATAAATCCTTTCAATAATATTATATCATACCGAATACAAAATGTATATAAAAAAAATTAGTTCTAAGTTGAAAACTTTTTTATGTACAAAGGCACTTTTTTAGTATATAATAAAGCTATAGTTTAGTTGCAGAGGCTGCAGTACCCGGTTCAAGGGCATCGTAATAGTATTCCTCTGTATCTCCTAGTCTGTATTTATTACCTGTTTCGACTTGGTAATAATCTGTTGAAACTTTAAAGTTTGGCATCATAGGATGCTCAGGCGTAAGAGAGTTATCGTAGACTCTCATACGATTATTAGGATACAAAGCGTATTGACCATTTTCAAGCTCAATCAAATTAAAAGACTTATGTTCTTCCGGAACCTCGGACGTCGAATAGTCAATCTCATCAGCGGCCGCGTGGTAGTTATCGAGGGTACAAATATAGGTACCGTACATGTTACCTTGATCCCGAGTACGAATCTCAAAATCCATAGAGCCTATGAACTGTTTATAGATCGATGTTACGCCATAGTCCATACAATTCCAAAACTGAAGATTAGGCAATGTCAAATCCGGATCAGGCGTTTCTGGACTCGAAACAAAGGCACTGATTGGTAACTTATCGTACAGTGCTCCGTAATGAGGTAGAAACGTCTCGAAGTAAAAGGCTCGACCAGGTATCGACTTTGCGGTTACCCAATGACCTTCTACAAATTCTCCATGGCCTTCTTCATGGTCCATAAGGTATTCTTTTCTGATGTATACTTTTTGATTCGGTAAATTACATATAAGCTGTGACATTAGTGTCTCGTTTTCCCAGGGTTAAAGTGAATGATTTTTGGATCTGATGAGTCTTGTGTAAAATTTTCCTCGCGAATTTTTTGAGCGATAAACTCTTCAAGCATCTCGTCGTCCCAATTATCGCCCATTTGATTGATTATTTCTTCAAGATCAAAATGCCTTTTCTTATTTTTAGAATCTTCTACGTCTTTCATAGCGCCTCTAAAATGTGTTTTGATTAAGGCTGAAGGCGTAGTTTCTCCGATAATATGGCCAACGTTAAGCAAAGCCAGCTCGTTAAAATCATCTTGAAAAGATAGCCAAGGTCTAAAAGCGTAATAACGTACGTTTGATTCAAAGTCGTCTGTTGCTATGACCTTTAACACCTTTCGTATCAGTATACCTTCATCAGTGTCGTCAACAACTTCACAGATGATTTCATCATTATTTGTCAGTTTAAACTGCTTTAAGTTCATATTGATACCTCTACGGTGTTATACTCAAATTCTTCTTTTTGATATATCTTTAATCTTTCCCATGAATGAAGTAAACTAAAATTCTTTCGATTTTTCCAACTTAAATCATCTGATATATCATAAAGCCAAGTTTTTCTACCATCACTGCTTTTTCGAAGACCTCTACCTATTGATTGCAATACACGTATTTGTGATTTCGACGGAGAAGCAAAAATGATATTATGTAACTCTTTTATATTTATACCTGTACTAAAAGTACCAAGTGAAGCTACGACTATTGCATCATTCTGCTTTTCCACAATACTTCGAATCGCTTCTCTGTCGGAAACATCTGTACCACCTGATACAAAAAAGACTTTACGATTTTCATCTGCTTTATCCCTTATTAAATTAAACAGTGGTTTACCATGTTTATCAACATAGTTAAAAAGAACAAGTGTATTACCTTTCAAATCCACAGCTAGGTTTCTAATAAATTTATTCCGTTTTTCGTGGCCAACGATAAAGTCGATTTCGTCTTGGTATGTTTGTTTTCCGAAGTCTTTGCGAACCTCTTGTCCATAATCAAGAACGAGTCTCCTGATCGATAATTTTGCCAAAGTGTCGTTATCTTGTAGTTTGCGAGTGGTTGTAACTTTGTAGGTTTTTCCGAATAGACCTTGAAGTACGAGCTCATGAGTTTGCGATCCATCTAAAGTTCCTGTCGTTCCGTATCTGTACTCTGCTTCAGTACATTTATTCATTATATTCATTAATGACTTTGATTTAAAATTATGGCATTCGTCACCGACAACTAAACCAAATTGTTCAAACCATTTTTTCTGTAGTTTATAAACAGACTGCCATGTTGTAATTACGCATGCAGCTTCGATATTATCCTTGTCTTTACCAGAATAGATGCGATGCATAGCACCTTCTGCCCATCCATAATCTAAAAAGTCTGAATGCATCTGTTCAACAAGAGAAGTTGTAGGTACAACAATAAGCGCTCTACCTGCCTTTGGATATTCTTTACCACCCATCACATATCCAATGTATTCGTTCTTTAATCTTGCCAACCAATAACGAATTACATTGTATATTATATAAGATTTTCCAGATCCTGTAGGACTGAGAAGTATCGCTCTTTTTCTTGTAAGCGCTTCACCTATACAACCAAACTGATAAGGACGAAGATTAAATGGAAGATTAAGACCTTCTAAAAATAAACTAAGATCATCTTGTGTAATAGTATTACGTGCATCAGGTGCACCATATTTACTAGATTCTGATTCAAGTTCATAACCGCGTTTTTCACAAAATTCACTTAAATGGTAAAACAAACCTGCAGGTAAAGTACGATCTCTCAAAGTAAAGAGTCGTATTTTACCGTCCCACATACGATTACGGTACGCGGGCATGAACTTGTAACCAGGTACGTAAAAGCTAAAAAACTCATTTAGTTCTTGCGCTGTACCTGAGTCGCAGGTTATCTCAAAATTTGCGTGATTTAACTTCCTGACTCGAATTGTTTCCACTTGATTATATTACCAATAGTTTGATGTCGCCAGTTAAGGTTACTTATTATCTGTTCTAAAGTATCTATAACAGTCTTATAGTACTGTATTTTCTCTTCAGACTTCTGTATTTCTGGATCTGAGTCGTAGTAATAATCCATTTCGCCTTTGAGTATTTTCAGGCCGTTAAACGGATCAGGATCCCATCCTTTTTCTACAACGTCTTCTTGTGACATTTTACCGTTATAATATAACCACTTCTCTTTCAACAGAACTTTTTGCTGAAACTCTGTACGTTTGAGCATAAGTTTTGTCGTTGAAAGAAGCTCGAGATACTTTGCGTGCAGTTTAGGTGTTTCGCGAGAAGACTCATCAAGTTGCATCTTGATCTGGCTGTCTTCAGCCCACATGTCATGTATCTGTTTCAAGTCAATCATATTATAATTATATCATAAAATCTAGTAAATGTAAACGATTATTTTTCTTATTTAGTAGCTAATCCCGCCCCACGAACTTCCACTAGGTGAGTTTAAAAAGCCAGTAGGCTGATTGCCTCCGTCAGTTGCGTTGCCTCCTGAAGCCAAAGCATATATTTGTCTATCCGCTTCATGTGTTGGGTTTGGACTACCATGTCCTCCAATATGCAAATGAGTTGTGGTATTACAAGTAAATCCAGCAAATCCAGGATAAAGCAGATCATCTCCAGTATCTACCGCGTCTCCATCTGATGCAAAAGAAAACTTTGTAATGTTATTATATCCACCGTAACTTGGCGTGTATTGCATGTAACTATAACCATGCGTAGGTGATTGTGATCCTTGAAGCATTGCTGCAGGGTTTGTAAGATCGCCAACATCAGTCGCATTTGTGTCTGCCGCGAACGGCCATTTTTCTATTATGTTGGATGCATCTATACCTGGTCCGCTACCATGAGCATAGGCATGTGTGCCGCCACTTGAAACTCCTAAGTTTCCTTCTCTACCGTATGTTAAATCTCCAACGTCAACAAAAGTATTGAATTCACTTGATGTTGGCATTCTATCGATAACGTTATTATAGCTATAGCCGCCTATATTATACACATTACCTTTATCTGGTGGTCCAACAGCGTTGTGAGCTGTGCCTCCACGAGCTACTGTTATGAATTCATTAGAATATTCGTTACCGCTCG